GGAAGATTACTGTTGTAATAGCTCTTCTGGCAGACCCCGCCACCATTTGCCACGATACCGGATGCTCCGGAAGTATTTCCCTCAATCGTCCAGAACCTGTCTCCGGCTACTTTTGTTACAAAGCCGGTATGGGTAAATGTATCGCCGTGTTTAAATATAACAACATCTCCAACTTTTGGATTGGCATTCTTTACAAATAAGGCGCCTAAGGTTGGGCAGTATACATACGGCCAGTGTTTTAAGAGTTTCTTTGCATTATCCAGACCAAAAGCTTTCATGAAACACCAGGAGATAAACGCTGCGCACCAAGGCTGCCCCTGGTAGGATGGTTTTATATCTCTCCAATATTTTGTATAGTTTGCTGATCCGGCATTTCCAGTCTTGCTGTCAAGCTTACTGTTATTTTTCTTTTCCAGGTACCCGATCTCTTCTTCTGCAATTCCCAGAACTACGTTGATAGCTTCACTCTTTGTCATGACTGTGTTTTCCTTTTTTATATCTTTTGCTTCGTTATAATCTTTGTAAAATATATTTCTATCTACAGTTCCGCTGATGCCTGGTATCTTCGCTTTGCTGGAATACTGCCAGCCCACACCAAAGTCCGGCCGGAGTCGTTCCTGTAAGGTGCCGTTATCTGATGCCGGATAACGTGCGATCCAGAAATCATATTTTTTCAGATGGCTACAAATTACATTCAGGTACCAATCCACATTACAATAAATACCAAATTTATATCCCGCTGCCGTGATAATCTTTTCGAATGCTTCTGCCAATTTATGGATCTGTTCAGCTCCGAGGCTTCTCTGATTATTCCATTCCAAATCCAGCCAGACCGGATACTGCAGTTTTCGCCCGTTCAAAACTTCCACTACTTTTCTGGCTTCGCTCTGTATCTCCGCAACTGTCATGGCATAACTGTATTTATATGCTCCGGTTGGAATGTTATGTTTCTGACATCCGGAGTAATTTTTCTCAAAGCAGCTATCAATCACGTTTCCGGCTTCTGTGATCCGGAGTATTGCAAAGTCCATTCCGTAGTTTGCTACGGTATCCCAGTCGATTGCTCCCTGCCATGCCGAAACGTCTATTCCTCTTATTTCCATGTCAGTCTCCTTTCATAGAGAAAAAGGGATGATCACTCATCCCCTGAATCCTTATACTTTGTTCTGTCCCAGATCTCTTTTACCTTCTCCCAGCCGCCGGTTGCTACCAGATACACTACAAAAGCGGCTAGGAATGATGCGAACACATAATACCATGTGATCACCGTTTTATAATATGTACACAATACAGCCAATGCCACCGGACACAGTACCAGGGACGCTGCAAGAGCTACAATGCTGGTCGGAATGTTTTTCAATCCCGGAAGCTCCTTAATCACCTGCACAATGATTGATACCATGAAAGCAAGCCCTCCGATCAGTGCCAGACCATAAGTTACATACTGCATCATTACTTTTACATCCATAATCATTCCCCTTTTCTTTTAATATGCAATTCTTCGATTTCCTGTTTCATTTTTGTTACCATGCCATTTCCACCCAACGCATGATATGCATCATACATCTCGCAGAAGTTCTGATATGCGTAGGAAGGGATATCTCCCAGTTTCATGTACTTTGCATGGTACTCGATCAGTTGAGTACGGAGCAGGAGCATAGTCCCCTTACTATTTGCATCCCGGTCTTTCTTCTGGTTCTTCAAGATCCAGACGATATACCCTAAAAGAACCGGTAACACAATAGTATATGTCTGCACGAGTATTTCTTTCACTGTTTCACTCTTTCTCCGGTTTACGCCGGCACAATTTTAAAACGGTAATATGTCTTTCAGCGGCTCTGCTCTTATATTCTCTGGCAGTTCATCATCGTCAATATCTGCATATTTACGGCAATTAAATTCTACTAGATCAATGTCCTTTTCAATCTCCTGCAGAGTTTTATTGCTCTGGCCGTTTGCAAGCAGGACCAGGTCAAAGACGATGGACCAGAGTTTGCTTATGATCTGTAATTTTGTCATTTATTCTCCTCTGGTAAAGAAATGAGTTCCTGATATTCTTTATCTGTAAGTTTTCCACGTTCCTTTGCCTGTTCTACCATTTTCAGCCAATTTTCGTGGTTATACATTTTCTTCATTTTCAATAAAATTCTGTACATCTTCTTCCTCCTCTGTTTCTTCTGGAATATAAACGTCTGTCATTGCTGCCAGATACTGAATTGTTACGTTCTGGTTTTCAATGATTTTTTTCTGCTTTTCTACGGTTGCTCTGAGGTTCTCGTCCTCTGCCGCTTCCGCAGGTGTCTGAGTCATTTTTCTTACTTCCATGTTCTTCACCCTTTCTTAACTGTTTTAAATATTTCTGAGTCCTTTGTTTTACTTTATACGAATTTCCTTTATCAGCATTATTTTCCCAGGAATTGTGATGTTCATCTACTTTTTCCGGTTCAAGTTCTCCTCTCTGTGATTTATGAACCATCCTCACAAGAGTTTTTCTTTCATGCTTTACACTATCTGAGTTAAGCGTCATGATTATCCTTCCTGTTTCTGTCAGCCGATAGTCGAATCCCAAAAATGTAAATCCTTTTTCAAGCGGTGTTATGTGTGATTTCTTTTCATTTGCTTCCAGCCCGTATATCTGCAATTGCTTCATTATCTCACCGAAAACTCTCTCAGCCTGTTTTCTTGTTTTAACAAGAATCCAGAAATCATCCATGTATCTGATATTGTATTTTACATGCAACTGTTCTTTGATGTAATGATCTAATGGATTCAGAAGCGAAATACCGGCAATCTGTACCATTTGAGATCCTGGATTGTATCCGGTTTCTCCTGCGTACTGGTCTCGTAAAACTCCACACGACATTTCTGTTGTATCCTTATCCGTCAGATTCCTTATTTGCCTTTCTACATCACTGTGCCGCATGTTTAGGTAGTATCCATGTATGTCAACCTGAACTATCCATCCTTTTGTGCCGTATCTGCAGTAATAATTCCATAGATATTTTTTAACCAGTGTTCTTGCAAAGTCTGTTCCCTTTCCTGTCTGGCAGGCGCAATTTGAATAAGTGAATCCCTTTGTCATTTGAGGATAAAGAGAATTATCATTAATGCTCCTTTGATATACCCGATCCTTAAACGGAATGCTGAGAGCTTCCCGGCGTTTCGGATATGTTATCAATACCGTTTTAGGTTTCCCATTCTTCCATGTCCCGTCCTGATGCTGATGTTTCATCCGGAGTATATTTTCTTCTCCATTTAACACAAATGACTTAACTGATGGTTTCCATGTTACTCCCTTCTTACATTTCAGCATTGATTCGTATAAACTATCATAGCTTGTTATATGATCTTTCATCTTTTGTGCTTCCGCAGTTTCTCAGTGCTGGCAGGCTTATGTAAGTCACGCACTGTCTCTTTCGATTATCCGCGGTATTGTTTAGGCTTATGCCAGGGATTTCGGCTCCTTGTCTATATCTTCAAGGCGATCATTGCTATGCAATAACCATAATGCTTTTAGGAAGACAATCGGGGCGTACACATTCGAGTTCCATGCGTTCGTGTTGTTGACGTTGCCGGATGTGTTCACATTCATGACGTTGTTAGCGTTGCCGCGGTTAGCCGAACGAGAAAACACATTCTGAGGTGTTAGCCTACGTCCCATGTAATTTAAGAGTATCTTTCTATGTCAGATTCCCGCCATTTTTTAATATAATTTCTCACTTTTACTGTTTGTTCTGACCAATATTCTACCCTTTTTCCTTTCAGGTGAAAGAGTGGATGCGCAAGCCCAATCTGTGCAAGTAAGTTGTTGCAATCCAGAATCGCCTGACGCTGCAGTTTGCTTCTCCAGGCCCATAGCTCTTTCTTATTCTTTTCTGTTACCCGGATATTGTTTGCGGTCCAGGCATTTATATAAATGTCTTTCGCTGTCCGGATGATATCGTCCGTGAGCGCAGATTGATATTCCGGAAGAAATACCTTTTTATTCTTGCAGATCTGAATCGTGTAGACCGCCAGCTCTCTTGCGTACCATACTGCATTTAACTGTCTGTTCTGTGGCGTGTCCGGTACATTTCTCTCACCTGCTTTAACTGCCATTTCTTTTCCTTTCCATCCCTGCATCCGTGGGTGCAGGGATTATTTGATTGCTGATTATACGACGACAAGCGGGGCGTACACATTCGAGTACCATGCGTACGCGTCGTTGACAGTTGCCGGATGTGTACACATTCATGACGCCGTTAGCGTAGCCGCGGTTAGCCGAACGAGAAAACACATTCTGAGGCGATGTGTGGTTCGCAGCTGAATATCTAATCATAATCGGATAGGTTTTCCATGGTTCAATTGGTGTTTTGGAATTTGTTCTCCGCTGCCAGTATTCGTGAACTGTTCCCTCCTCTTTGCTCATGTTGACATTCATCTGAGACATGGATGCAAGGAATACTCTGTCGTATGTGATATCTGTCACGCCGCCATCATTGACCGTGTTCGCAAGTGTAGTTACTTTGACCGTCTTTAATGCTGCCAGCATATCCGCAGGCATTCCGCAGAGGAAACCGTCTTTTGTGGCTAACTGACTCGGCGCAATATCCCAGTCATCCTGTTTTGTCCACCATTTGCCCTTTGGTTGTGTTGAATTGAGCCACTGACGGGCCGCTGAGTATTTCCAGCGATTCCATCCGTATGCTGATTCCTGCATACTGTTAAGATTTCCGTTTCTGGTTGTGTGCTGCATGGTTCCCAGATCTGTTCCGTCTGATCCGGATGTAACTGCCACGGTTTCAATTGTAGTGATTCCGTCTGCAGCATAAGAGGTTGCTTTCCAGTTGCTCGGCGCAACGTCCGGCATCTGTGTGAATCCATATACTGATCCGCCTGCAGGTACGGCCTTGGTCAAAGTAAACTGCCAGTATGTGTCTGCTTTTGCATTATTTCCCCAATCCTTTTCTAATTTGAGGTGATAAGTTCCTGCTGCCAGTCCATCCGGACAGCGCAAGAATGCACGGTTGCTAAACTGTAATCCAAATGGGGTTGTGTAATGCGCTTCCAGGAATGTTCCTGGAATGACTTCTCCGTCCTCCAGTTCTACATTTTCAAAATGTGTAACCTGCCACGGGAAATCATATTCCTGGCCGACGGCAGTATCTGTCCATTTCTCAAGAATCTGGTCTCCGAAATCAAAAATTTTCTGAGCGTACCCATTTCTGGAAAGTCCGCTGATCTGGTCCCACGTTGATATGTTTTCCAGGTTTGCTGCCTGTGTAAATGCCATTGTCTGCAATGCCTGTGAAATTTCTTTCATAGTGCTTTCGCGTGGGAAATTAATGAGTGTCTGGTCTCCTGTTGCCATTTCTGTTCCTCCTTTATTTATAATCTCTAGTTATTCTGTATAGACAATATCAAGTCCTCCATCCTCACTGTTTATGGAAAAACTTATATGATTCGTCTGCTTTTTAATAGTTTCTGTTAATATTTGTGCTTCTTTTGTCTGATTCTTGGATTCCTCCGTGGCTTTCTGCGCTGACTGTACAATTTTATCAACATCTGGAAGAGTCGCCGCATTGATAAGCATCTGAGCAAAGTCTTCCTTTGTTCCGAGGTATCCTTTTTCTAGTGCGATTGCATATGCGCTTACTGCACCTAAGTCTTCCCAAATCACGCCATCACCTCCAACCTTCCATTTTTCATCCTGAAGCTTGCCTTGTCTCTACTTATGCAAATCAGTCTTCCGTTATCGTCAAGTTCCAGGTGCATATAGTTTTGTAATGACTTAGGAATATATGCATATAAATGCCCGTCTTTTTTTACCCATATGCGTGTTGACTCATATTTGGGTTGATATGGTCTGATTGGTCCATCAGACGTGAAAATGATATTTACTTCTGCAGCTTTCATATTTTCCTCATCATTCTGTATAGACGATATCAAGTCCGCCGTCTTCACTATTTATTGCCAAAGTTATATGTTGTGTCTGAGCAATCAGTGCATCTGTTGCGGACTTGGCGGCAGCCGCCTGGTCTTTAGCAGCTTTTGCGGCGGTATTTGCATTTGTTGCCGCTGTTTCAGCTGTAGTCGTGGCAGTTTTGACAGCTTCTAAGGATTTTCCAATTTCTGTGCTTAAATTTGCCGCGTCCGAAATCGTTTTTTTGAGTGTCGTATCCTTTGCAGTTGCATCCGCAATTGTCTTGTTCAGATTATCTTTCGCTGTCTTTATGTTTACATCAAATCTTCCAATCTCCTGATTGGTATGTTCTGTAATTCCTTGCTGTGCTTCTGATTCTTTCAGTGCAATATAATCTTCTGTCTGACTCTTTACATTCTTTACGGATATCTCCTGCTGACTGATTATAGTCTGTATCGCCTGTTTCCTTGTCTTATCAATTTCTGCCTGAGCCAAAGTGACCGATTCGGTCACTTTTCCATCAAATCCGGTGATCTGCGCATTGATATTCTGTTCAGACTCTGATGCTACCTTTCTGGACTGCTCCGCGCTCTGGGCGTAGCCTGCAGCACTGTCTCTGCTATTCTCAGCTTCCTGCGCTGCTTGCACAGTGTTGGAATGTAACTGCTGCATATCCGTGTGAGCTGATTCTATTTCCTGCTGTGACAGCTCTACTACTGCTCTGGATGCCTCAACCTGTTTGGCTTTATTAATCACATCATCATAGGCTGCAATATATTCCGGTGTCATATCTCCTGGAAGGGCTATCATCTGCCAATGCTCTGAATTATGACCCGGATCAGGAGCGATTCCTGTGATTGTTGTCTCCAGCTCTGCCAGGCAGAAGTATGAGCCGCCCTGATATGAAACTGCATCAAGATATTCGTAGGCAGCTGAAGAATCATATTCTCCTCTCGGATTTAAGGCAACATTCCCCAAATCGGTTTCTATGTAGTTATTTTCTGTATTCATTTTATCCTCCTGTCACATTTTCAGTCTGTACTTCAGACGTGATCCGGTTCTTCGGAACCGAACCTTATCAACTGCTGGATCTGAATACAGTTTTAATTTGCCTGTCACAACTCTAAATGCAGCAAAAAAGACATTTCCTGTTTCTCCTTTCAGATCAGCTTTTTTCTGGCGGATATAACTATCAATGTCTTTCTTTCCATTTTCCACTCTGCCCGAAATAGATGTGGTCTCTTTCTTTGCCTGTTCAGCGTAATATTTTGCATTATCTGTATCACATTCTGGATGTTTCTCATGTCCATGCGTCCACGCTTCAGCCTGCTCCTGGGCTCTTTCTGCTCTTCCAGCTGCTTCACTCACGGCTTCGACTGCTTTCCGGAAGAGCTCCGGTTCTTCTGGTGTTCCAGGAACCTCAGGTTTTGGTCTTGCTTTAACCGGTATGGTTATTTTATGTTCTGTGTTTCCAGCTGTGTTTTCACTCAGGTATATAAATGCGTATATTTTGTAATTTTGATCAGTTTCTTCGTTTTCCAGCATAGAATCCGGAATAGGCACATCTGTTACAGAATCTTTCGTTGTTCCTATTCTTGTTACAGATGTTCCACCTGTTTCTTCCAGCGAGAAATGCATTTCTACTGCCCTTGGAAGATTTAAGCCCTGAATCCGAAGAATCTGTCCGTAATCATACTGCCACGCTGTTTCGGCCCGAATATTTGTTTCTGTTTCTGAAAAAAAAGCAGTGATTATATTATTCCTCTTCTGCCTCCCTCTTTAGCAAATTCCATTCTTTTTCCGTGATAATATCCAATGCCCATTCTTTCGGGATGTATAGTTTCATTCTTTTATTGATTTTATTTTTTCTGTAATATCTGTTCCAGAAATAAGCGTTTGCCAGTGCTCTTGCTTTGTGCATAATGCATATATATGTTGCCCTGGCGTCCGGTGTACCGAAAATCTGGTAATTGTATGCAGTGCACCAGCTGCAGCCCTCTGCGATAGGACAGTTAAAGCACTCGTCTGTGCTCTGTGTTCTCCTGTCAATTTTCTTCAAGCATTCTACGCGGCATCTGTCGCATTCCGTCTGGCAGATTCCGGAATCTACATCTCCGATCGAATAAGGTTCCTGTTGATTTCCCAGAGAGCTTTCCATGTAGCGCAAACACGGATATATAATGCCTGCCGGATCTACGGCCAACATCACTCCATTTCCGCCGCACCAGTTCTCCAGATCATCCTCCTGTTTTGGATGGAAGAACTCCTCTTCAAACAGCGAACAATAATAATCATTTTCGAGATCCATATTATTTTCCAGAATGTAATCCGCGAGACGCTTCATTTCGTTATATAGTACGGTGGCGTGAATTGGTTTCCATCCATCCTCGTATACGCAGTTCGCATTTATTTCGCAATATCCCAGCTCAAACATATGGACGATCGCATCGTATGTATGCATGACATTGGCCGGCGCGATAGTGATCTTTGAACCCATGTAATTTCCTTTGTCCATCCAATCTTTCGCCGCAGATACTGCCAAGTCATACGAAGGGCTTCCATCTGAGAATATGCGGCAGGAATCATGCAGTTCTTGATTCCCGTCAACTGTGACTGAGAAAGACAATCTGTTCTTCCATTTATCAAGTACTCTCCTGACTTCTGGATCATGATATAGTGTTCCGTTTGAGCATATAGAAAACATCGTTTTATCAAGCCACGGGTGATTAAGTTCTATCATTCTGTCAATTGCATATGAGCATATCTGGTCTATTAATTTCGCTTCTAACAATGGCTCACCGCCAATGAAATCAATGATCAATCCCGGAGATTTATGGGGGTTGATATATTCTTTCATCCCTTTTTCTCCGGTTAACAGTAAATCTATCATTTTCTCAGCCGTTTCAAGGCTCATTTTGCGTTTTCCTTTTTTAATCTGATAGCAGTATGTGCATGCCAGATTGCAGTCATCAGTCACCTGAAATGTGACTGTTTGCGTTAAGATTTTTTCTTTTTCATTCGCCTGATGAAGTTCCGGATATAATCTACTTAATTGTTCCGTGTACTGCTCAGTTCTTTTCATTTTCAACACCTTCGATTTCGCAATTGCACATTATGTTGATCTCAAGTTTCGTCGAATTGTTTGGAATCATCCAATTATATTTATGCTTCTTTATTGCTCCCGGTATATACAACTTTTCAATTTCCTGAACTGCCAGTTTGTACTCCGCTTCCAGCTCTGCTCCTTTTTTTTGATATGCTTTAAATGCTTCGGAATTGATCACGTCCGGATCGTTCGGATGTGATTCAATAATTCTCTGGATAACATCTTTTGCAAATCCCAGTTCAAAGTTTAATCTTTCAATGTATTCTGCTTTTTCTCTTTCAATTTCTACAATTATCTTTCTCATAGTTTCTCCCTTCTTTAGATCGCTCCAAGTTTTATCGTGATCACGCTTCCTCTGTCTGACAGATCCTCTGTGATCACGTCCACTTTCCACCCCGGAAAGTCCCTTTTTGTTTTTCCAACGCTTAATGTGAATTCCGAGTCGTTTCCGTCTGATAATTTTTTCTTGACTGATTCAAAAGTTTCATTTTCTCCCACATACATGGTGATAAGGCTGTTGTAACTTAATTCATTTCCTTTTCCATCCTTAAATTTTTCAAACGAGAATGAATTGTTCATTCCTGCTATTTCTATTTCCTGTTTATTTTTTAAAACTAACTTCATTTTTCTTCCTCCTGTTTTTCAAAAATGACCAAGTCGGTCATTTTACTGTAGATGAAACTTGCCCATAGCATGTATCTTTGCATGTATTTCCGCAATTAGTAGAACAATTTGACGAGCATGAAGTACTGCATCCTCCGCAAATCGTAGAACAGCTATTTGAGCACGATTCTGCGCATCCTCCCATGCATGAAGATGTACATTCGGATCCGCATGAACTTCCGCACGAACTGCAACCAGAGCATCCGGTGCATGATGTCGAACATGATGCTGTGCATCTGTTGTCGCATCCGGTACAGTACCCCGAACATGTTCCGGAGCATCCCGAACAATCGTACGAACAGCTGTAGCCGCATCCAGTGCAATTATTTTTGCAGCTACCCGAACAGTCATCTGCACATGTTGCAAAGCAATTGCCTCCGCACCCGTTTGTGCAATCTGCACAAGTCTGTGCGCACTCTACTGTGCAAGTCTGTAAGCAATCTGTTTTGCATCCAGCTGTGCAATCGTCTCTGCATTCTGCCTGGCATCCTGTACATTCGTCTTCGCATGCTCTGTTGCATTGCCTATCACAATTCCCACTGCATCCAGTTTTGCAGCTGGTTGAGCATGCAGTTCCGCATGAGCTTCCGCAATTTCCTTTCGTTGTATTCTGACAGCTTGTCGCGCACTGAGTTCCGCAACTAGATGTGCAAGCCCTTTTACATTCCTCCTTTTAAGCTTTTGTTGATGTTGTGCATCCTGCACCGCATGTATGTGTACAGCCACTCGAACAGCCGCCTGTGCAGCCGCCACAGCCGCCCGAACAGCCATCTGAGCACTGTTTTCCGCACGTAGTGCTACAGTTTCCAGAGCATGAAGTGCATCCTGTACAGGTGGACGCGCAGGCCAGTTCGCATAAGCCTGTGCAATTTCCCCTGCACCCCGATACCTTTGCGTCTTTTTGTATCTTTAACATCTCATCTGCAAAGTTTTCCGCCTTTTCTAAAGTCATTTCAAGAGCAGTTCTTTCTTTTTTTAGGCTGTTATCCGGCAGGAAATCATTGATTTCCAGAAGCGGATCAATGATCTTTTGAATATGCTCATCTGAAATCTGTTTTCCATTCTGCGGCATGATACTAAAATCATACTCCTGTGTTGCATATTTCTTCAGCGATCCTCCCATTTGTTCTGCTGTTCTGCTCATCATTACTTTTTTTACTTTTTCTTTGATCCGTTTCAAAGATTCAGCTGTTATGATCCTTATTCTTCTCCTATACTGCTGATACTGACGTGTAAGCCGGGTTCACGAGCATATAGTCAATTGTTACCGTTTCCATTATTGTCGTCTTCATGATCGACGCTTCAATGTACATTTTCGTACCTTTTCTTACTTCTCCGAAATTTACAATAGTTCCCAAAATCTTATATTTATTATTTTCGTCAAACATACTTGGCGAAATGCGGATTTCTTTAATAATATCTCCCGTAGATGATCCTTTTCTGATTTTTACAGATATAACAGAATCCGCTTTCGATATATCCGAAACCTTCATACGAATCATAACTGAATATGTTCCTATTTTCAGTGTAAGACTTTTTGAGAATAACGTTATTTCTGATATAGAGTTTGCATTTTTGCTCAGAACAGGGTATTCTGCTTCTTCATCGTTAATCGTAGCTTCCGCCGAAAGATTTGTCCCTCCGACATAAATTCCTCCAGCATTTTCTACTTTTGCAAGAGTTTCATCGACCTTGTCCATCATGTCTGCGAAATCTTTCACGTTGAAGAAATCATCATCCTCTGGTTTTGGGAATCCATAATTAGTTGTTTTCTGCAAATGTTACCTCCTCGTTCCGCAGCTGGTAATATGTCTTATCTTTTAGTTGCTTATATGTATAAGGTTTATATTTTTTGTATTGATTGTATCTAAGAGTTATTTCTAGCAAATAATCGAGCGGAACCATCTGTTCAAACAGATCTTCTACTCCCTTGATCATATACTTTCGCGTCACTTCAACCTGACATGATACCTGTTTTTTATCCAGTTCAATGTCCAGTATATAGTTTTCTCTTCCAAGCACTGCGTCCAGTTTCTGGCGTAGTGTTGTTTCTGTGTATACAGGGCTGGACCACCACCTCAGCAGCACTTCCACTTTTCGGTCTTCCAGGCTGGCGGTATCCAATGGTTGAATCCCGAGGATCTTTTCTCTGTGCTGTATTCCCGATTCTTCAGCTGTTTTGATCGTAATATTACGGTCAATTTCTTCCAGATAATTTTCAAGAACCCTTCCAACGTTGTCTCCTGCATCAACGCACGCTTTTATCTCTCTTATATCTATTACAACATCCGGGTACTCCACATTTATATGCATGTGATATCCCCCTTTACCGGCACGGTTCCATCTGTTATCTGTAGATTCTCCGCTTTCCCATTGATTTTGGTGTCTGCCACATCAATGATTCCTTTGATATTTACAACTGCCGCCTCGATTTGTAGTATTCTCACGATGATTGTTTCTTTATTTTCCCATTCTTTTCTCAGGTTTAGTAAATATTCATCAATAGTCTGGTTAATATAGCTTTTCAGAGCTTCAGCGGTATATCCGGATTCGCATGTGATTGTTGTCTCTATATTTACGCTAGTTTCTTCTACGCCAGTGATCGTCACCCTATGCCCGATGGGTGCAAATCCCTCACCTTCTCCGCTGTTTACAATCGGATCAACAGCTGTCTGAGTTGCAGTTATAACATCCTGTGACGGCTTTCTGTAATCCTGCCCTATGATAGTTATAGCAATTCTGTCTGATGGTGTCTTTACACGTTTCAGCTTGCATCCATATACACCGCTTAACTCTTTTATACGGCTTTTATAATATTCGCGATTTCCTGCAAACCCTCTGTAATTATATGTCGCAAGCAATCTCGCGCGATAGCTTTCTGTCTCTTCCTGATTTTTTCCTTCTAACGTGCACTTAATAATTCTTCCCCATTCAAAATTATCTACGTATCCGATCGGGTCAAGGTCTCCCATTATGTGATTCGGTTCTGCGCCCGGGCTATCACAGCCAAGCCGGTATGTGTGTTCTTTTTCATCAATCACGTTGTATACTGTGTAATTGTATTCGTCGAGATTCCAGCGCGATCCAAGTGGTACTTCGCAGTTAAATTGAGCAGTCATTTCTGCATATGTTGCCTGGTTAATATAACATCCTCTGTCGTTTCCATTCCTGATCAAGTGTTCCAAGTCCGCCGTGTCTGCATACATATTCTGTTCTATTCCAGTAAGCATCAGATAAGCTTCCTCAAGTCTTACCGCCTGTTTTGCGCATGCGTTAAATATCAAGCTGCCTTCTGATGTATCAATGTCGTCTGGCATGTCCTTCATCATTGATCGCATGATTGCTTCGTATGTCATTTCTTCAAACCTCTGCATTCACCTCCCCGTCTCCAAGCTCTGTTATCAATCGAAATGAAACCGTTACTTTTCCTTCGTCTTTTGTGCACGTAAAATTTTCAATTCCCGTTATGTACGGATTTTCTGTCAGGCACTCCTCTGTCATCCGTTCCAGTTCGGAATCTGTCAGTTCTTTTGAGTAGCTTTTTCCGATAAGTTCTTCATATTCCTGTCCATAGTCCTCTGAATAAATATAGTATCTATATCTTGGCGTTTTTAATGCCAGCCATACCCACACAAGAAGTGCATCGTATCCTTCCACTATCTTTCCGGAAAGCTGGCCGGTTTCAAAATTGATTCCATATTCCCGTGGAATATATAAATTTTCTTCTTTCTCATCATCTTCTTCGTTGTCCACGAACGGAAACATCATTCTGGCACCACCACCTTTGCTATCACCACATATTTTTCATGTTTATTAAGTTTTATAAGAAGGACTCTGTCTCCTTCCTGTAGAATATTTTTCTTGTATTCTTCCAGTGTTGCATTATGTGAAGAATCCGTCATATATTCTGCTGATTGTGGCTTCGAATTATGTATGAATATTTTCTTCTTATTGTCCAATCTTAGATTACAATTTATTAGATAATCATTTTTGTCCAGCGTCATGGTATCTATTTTGATCTTTCCCGCATCCATCATAATTCCCAGTTGAGGCGGCTGAGCATTGTAATATCGCCCAGCTCTTCTCATTTGCTCTACGTAACGTTCGTATATGTTTATAGACCTTTGTATCTTCCTCCGTTAACAGCTGCTGTCACTTTCTTCCCTTTCCATTGGCTTACATTGAGCAATGCTCCAGAATTTGAGTAATCGCTTCCACCCATGCTCTCCCATTCTATGATTGACCATCCAGAAGCAGGGTAGTCCTGCCAATGTCCATAAACACTGCCGCTGCTGTCTCCTGCATTCTTTTCATCTGCAACAAGGCAATTCAGTTTTATCCCACCTTCCAGTGTAAAACTTATAAGGTCGCCACAAGAGCCAAAGTATGATCCCACAGCAACAAGATAATAACCATCTATAGTCGCTATGCCATGATTGCTTGCTCGCCCTTTCGCATTCCATATATCCGCTACCCGTCTTTGCATAGAATCACCGTTCCATCGACTATACCAAAACGGATATATTGTGTAATCCCATTGGCATATGCCGGATTGTTGCAGTCCCGCTGGTATTGGTTTCGATGTCCCGGATATTACTGAGTCATTTCCTGTCGATATTGTTGTAGCAGGATAGTCGATATAGCAAAATCCATATACATCACTTCTTCGGTTCCCGTACTGTTTTTTCGCTGCTAAGCCTCCTGCCGCTCCACTAGTGTTACCTTCGATCGACACGTAATCATTTATTCCTGATCCGGAAACACTTTCTACTAGACCTATATGACTTCCTCCTCCTGGTCCGTAAACTACTAAAGCTCCAACTTTTGGCACTGTCCCGAATTTTCCTCTGGCTTGATACCATTCTGTTACATCGGAACAACTAGCTGTTTTTCCGCCGCCCATAAACAAATTTCCGTGGCCAGATTTGTTAAAAACTGACCATTGAAAAATACAGCACCATGCAACTCCGTTGTATCCATAGTACTGTGTAGCCTCATTTGTGCTCCCTGATATTCCAATCCAGGCTCTTGCCTGATTTAGTACATCCTCTAATGCGCTGCTTGTCCCTGATCCAAAAGAACCTTCAGATGTTTCCTGTTCTTCATCCTCTTCCTGGACGTCCATAATATTTTTAAAAGCCAGTTCCAGTTTTGTGGTGTATAAACCGCCACTCCATTCATGGCTGTCATTTTCTATCCAGAACTTTCCCTTGAGTCCGGTTCTGGAATCTTCTATGATCACTCCTAATCCAGAGATGCATCTGCAGTCTCCTATCATTGTCAGGCTTGATGTTTTATCAATCCCATGAAGTTCTGTCTTCGCTTCTGCTTTTCCATTCCCCGAATCTACAGATATAGAATTTTGGAAGATTCCGAATTTATCAGCCCACTTTGAATTACTTATGCTTCCTATCTTTCTATTATCCGAATTGTATATGTATACTCGGTTTACCATGCTGTCAATGTTTTCAGAATAAGCGGATTCTACAATTCTTTCCCCCTGGCAAATGTGGAAATTGGGGATAACTTTTCCTTTTTGTATAACCTCCAGCTTATCTCTGTTCATCTGGGCTATATATGGCTTTTTATTCTTCCTGTACGCTTTTGTATATGCAGCCATGATGATTTCATAATACGACCTTTCCTGAAAGAATATTTTAGGAATATTAATTTTAGTTTTAGCCAGATTTCCAGTCTTTACTTTTACGTCCTTACATACCAAAGATGTAATCTTTTCAGGCGTCTTGTTGGCAAATTTGTAGGTTCCCGACGATCTGAGCAAATGAATCATTCCGTCCTGTGCGGTATACGAAAGTTCCCCTGCCTCTGATCTTCTTTCCCTGCATGTTACCATCCCAATGAATTTTGTCTTTTTATCGTCCGGATATCCCGGGTAAAATGTTATTTTATCTCCCAGTTTAATTCCTAGATTCTTTACGTTTTTATCATTTGGACTATACGCAACATTAAACACTACTGATCTGGCCGCTTGTTTTGCGCTTCCCGACCAGCTTACCGATGTAACGTACCCAGTTATATTCGTATCTTTCCAATTTAGTTTCATGGAATCACCAGTTTCGTTCCATTGTAGAGCCACCAGCCTTTCACTCCATTGTGTGAGCTGCTTGTGTGGCCATGTTTCTTTGCTTCTTTTTCTATTACCGTTTTATTCGCATTATATATCTTGCTGCTATAGCTTCCTGAACCGTAATATTTCTTCGCAATGCTCCGAAGCGTTTCCTTGCCTGATACCGTATGCGTCTTCTTTTTCGGTTTATTGTCTGGCCGGTTATTCTCCTTCTCTGGTTTCTTTTTATCTGATTCGATCGGTTCAAGAACAGCTTTTGCCGGCTTAGTGTACCTAGGTGGTCTGTAATCGTCCATGGTAAGTGAGTATTTTATATCCCCAGTTCCATCTTCTTCCCCGAACTGAAATGATTTTATGATTACTTTTTTATTCAGTTTTGTTTTCGTGACAATAAACTGGATAGGCGTTTCCTGCCATTTAAGAATTTCTTTTACATATTCCCACGGATTTCTGTCTTTTGCATAATCCGCAAAGGGATAATCATTTTCCGGGAAAAAGGACTCGAATGCATATGTCTTGAGTCCCTTTTTTCCAAGAATTGTTACATCCCCTTTTGTCTGCACATTTACTGTTTGATGCGTATTTTCGAATGTCACGCTAAATGATTCGGGTCTGATCGGAAGCTGGATTGATTTATTTCCATTTTTTAACCAATATTCCATCTTGTCTCCTACGCTGTTTGTGGCATGTTGTCACTTGCCTCTTCGATTTTCCTTATAATCGCTTCTGCTATTTTATCAATGTCAGATTCTTCTCGCACTACGATACTGTCTGCAAGCTTCGCAATTTTGACTATAAAGTTCTTCTTTGCCTCCTGACGTGCCATCTGTACAGACTTGTCATGTGGATACACTCTGCTTCCAGATGGAAGATCTACAATCTCTCCACCTTTTTCACTGATCTGTACGATGCCTCCCTGCCAGTTATCTGTGCCTTTCGCAAGAGTTGGGATTTGTGGTATGTTAAGGCCCTCCCAGCCTTTTCCTCCTATTCCGGGTACCCACTCAGGAACTGTAAAATGAATTGAATTAATCTTGCTGATCGCTCCATTGACGATTGATATCACAGCATTAATTGGAACTTTTACCATATCAGCCAGTCCTGAGAATGCAGTTCCTACAAACTCCTTGCATCCATTCCATACAGATTCCCAGTCTGTTTTAAACACACCGCTCAAAAAGGAGATAATTCCTTCGAACATAGTGAGTAACGCGTCGATGGCAACTCCAATCGTATCAAATGTTCCGACGATAAATTCTCCAGCGAAATTAAAGATTTCTTCGACTACCGGTCCGAATGTCTCTTTCAGGTATGATGCTATTTTTTCCACAAATTCTATGAACGGTTCTAATTGCGGTTTTACTGTCTGCCAGAATTCCACAAATCTATCCCCTATCTTCTGCAAAATAGGTGCGATTCTGTCCCAGTTTTTATAGATCAGCAGAGCCGCTGCTGCCACTGCTGCTGCTGCAATTCCAAACGGGCCGGTCATAACTTTTGCGAGCCCAGAAAATCCGGATGTTCCAGTCAATTTTTTTAACACACCACCGATTTTTCCCGTATCAGAAACTAATGTTTCAATTCCAGTAGAAATTTTTCCAAACCCCATTAAAACAGGCCCTGCCGACGCTGCCACTGCCGCGAATTTCACGACTGTTTTCTGAGTGGCCGGTCCCAGTTTATTCCATTTGTCTGTAAATTTCTGTATAGCACTGATTCCTTTCGTAACATACGGAATCAATTGGTTCCCAATTGGTTGCAGCACATCTACCTGTATCGTTCTCCAAAGTCCTCCCAGAGCGCCTGATAATGTATCGTATTTTACATTTACCAGTCCTTCGACAGACTCCTTGTTTTTATCTATTGCATCACTTGCCGTTGACATAGAGGTTATGACCTGTGGTCCCAGATCTTCCCACATAGTTCCGAATAAGTTAACACCGGCTGTGCTTTGTGCTACAGGATCATCCATGGAAGCAAGTCCTTTTATCACTTCATTGAATGCTTCCTTTGCGGCATCTCCTCCGGTTCCAAATTTCTCTGCCATTTTCGCTGCATCCATTCCAAGAGCTTCAAATCCCTGCTTTGTCGTATCTGAACCATCTATTGCTCTTATAGAGAATTCTTTTACAGCATCTCCGACTTTATCCAGATTAAAAGCGCCATTCTGAGCGCCATTGGCAAATATGGAAAACATATCTTCTGCATCCAGTCCAAGTTTCTTAAACTGCACTGAATATTCATTAATGCTGTCTATCATTTCCCCGGAATAGTCCATTCCTGACTGTGCTCCCTGGGTGATCAGGTTAAAAGCTTCTCTTGCAGATACACCGTAATTTTTTATCAGGGTATCTGCAGCTCTGGTGCTTTCCGCAACGTCATATCCGAAGGTGTCTGAAAGAGTATAGGCATATTCCGTGCATCTCTGCAGAGCCGAATCATCCAGGTAAGACATATTCTGGTTGACAGTTGCCATTGCTTCCGCAACATCATTGATGGACTCACCAAAATTATCTTTATAGACATTGTTGATCATGTCTTTATACTTGCCCATCTCATCTGTTGCGGTACCTGTTGCCGCCGCAAACTGCTGAAATGCGTCCTGTGAATCAGAGGAAAATTTAATGGCCGCAGTTCCGACTGCTACCAGTGGTGCAGTGACCGACTTGGTCAATGTTTCTCCGGCAGATGTAAATGCATCTCCGGCATGAGAGAACACATCAGCAACATTGTTAAAACGTTTTTCCAGGTCACGAGCCTGGGCCGCCACCTGTTTTGACGGATCGCTGAAATCATCTATCAACTTAACAACTGCTGCAACCGTCTTACCTGCCCTTGTTTTTCATCTCCTTTTTTAAGTCTTGTATTTCCTGTTTCAAAAAAGCGCGGGTGATTAATCGTTCACCCGCGCCCATATTGTAATATTTCGATGGCTTCCATTTTTTCAGGCGGAACAATGCGTAAGCAACGCTTGCTTCGCTGTCCACCTTTATAAGTTTTTTACTTCTTCTTCAGCGTCTTCTCCAAGTCCTGAGAGTTTTACGATTTCTGATGCAATGCTTCCAGTTTCCATTCCGAACAGAATCGCCGCAAGATCCTTTGGCGTAGAAGCCCCAAAATGTTCCATCAATTTCTGATCAGTCAAACATGGATCCACGACACCGTATACGCAGCACATTAAATTGAAATCATATGTGGCATTCATGTCACGGTTTCCCTTTTTGTCATACAGCATGGCCTGAAGGGCATTGTATCTTTTCCCTGATAATTCTCTGATCGTAATCTCTGCATCTTCGCCTACCAGTTTGGCCAGTTTCTTTGATTTAATCTTTTTTGTCTCTTTTTCCGTGGCTTTTGTTTTATCTACGCTGAGTAACTTTTCAATTAAATTCATATTCTTTCCCCTATGCATCTATTGTGTTAAGTACTTCGAAGCTGCTGAAGTTAAACGGTATAGATTCCTCAAGCAGCTTACCTGCTTCCCAGTCCGCAAGTGTCAGTTCTGTGAACACGCAGTTATCTAAGCGAATTCTTTCTGCTCCAAATGCCTCTGGATCTTCTAAGTTTGTAATGATTGTCGCTCTTGTTGCTTTTCCTTTTTTTAAATTTTCTGAAATCTTCTTTATGAAATAAGATGTCACTTTATTCAGCTTCAAGGTTCCAGTTCCGCTAATCCCGGTTACTTTATACCCTTTTTCCAGCGTTCCGGTTCTCTTAACTTCAGTCGTGTCAAGCTTCATCTTTGCCTGCAAAGCTGTCGTTTCTGCCATGTAGTCATTGTCTATCCAACACTCTCCAAAACTGCCGTTGACAACTCTGTCATCTGTATAATTATTCCTTTTGTTTCCTCCTTACACAGCAATCTCCAGATTAATGTCTTCCATTACGTCCACGATCGTCACGTATGCCTTCAGAAAAACTTTATTATCGGTATACTGCTTTTTGATTTCCTCCTCTGACATTGCTTCTGCTTCGTCTCTGGAGACCTCCTTGTTTTCGATGATATATTCTTTTATCGCTTCTGTATCCAGTCCAATTTCATAGTCCTGTATCAGCCCGTTTCTTTCCAACTCTTTCAAGTAAGAATTGATCGCTGATATCAGGAGGCATTTGTTACTGTATGTGTTTGGATACTTTCCGATATAATTATCCTCGGCAAGCAGCACCAAATCGTCGTGGATCATATCCATCGTCTCTACAACACGGATTTTTTTCCATGAATCAGCTTTTCCTTTCTGAACTGTCGTCAGAGAGTTGACGCCTTTTGCTACTTTTACTTTTTCTCCATCGTAGAACACAACAAATTTTCCTGAATCCACAGCAGTATCCAGTGCATCTTTATCCAGTTTTTCACATGCGCTTACTTCTTCCAACACGGCAAATGTAGATGATATTTTATATGATGTTCCCGCAAGAAGTCCGGCGATCCTGGAGCAGAACGCCTCTGGCGTATATTTCTTATTGTTTACAATTACTTCGCTCGTTGCATAATTTATAATGCCTTCATTGTCCGCCGTATTATCAGGCAGAATTGCCTTTACCCTGTTCCTATTGCCATCTCTCTGCTCTTTTACCCATGTCAGGACGCTTTCTTCCTGTCCATCAGTCTTTACAGTCGGGCAGCACAGCCATGTTACTTTTTTGATTTCAAAGTATTCTAAAGCCTTGCTGTAATTTTCTTCTGTTTTTGCAAGAACATATACAACTATCTTTCTTGGAGTTGTGTCATTTCCTTTCAGCGCAAATTTAATCTGTTCTTTGTTTTCTTCGCTAAATGCTTCCGGGATATCTTTTTCGCTGTAGATAATAGTCGGGTTTGCGGTTGGTACCGTTGTTTCTTTTACGATCATTCCAACTGTCCCGCGTTCAGCTCGTCTTATTGTCTTTCTTGCCGCTGCCACAAAGACAACGTTCATTGTTGGTAAGCCCCTAGTCTTTTACCTCCTGTCCAAGCATTAATATTTTCATTGTTTCAACATTTTCCTGTCTTTCGATCCGGTCCCAGAATTCTACGTCGAATCTACACATCGGTACATTTGCATTTTCTCCCTGGAAGGTTAATTCCATGTCGCTTGTGTTCAAGCTTCTGCTGCCTACTGTCAGTTTCTGCCCAAACATTTCTTCCATTATGGTGAAAAAATCTGTTCCATCTGCCTCGTTTGCCGCTTTTTGTATGTAGTAGATTTCGACCTCTACATTCTTATGTCTGGCATTTTTTGTTGATTCTGAAAAGGTCTGTGTTGTATATACAAAAAAAGAAGGTCTGGTATAGCCTTCTATTGTATCGGCGCCATAGATTTTGAACTCCGGATATCTTTCTTTTAAAGCGGAATTGACCGCTTTCTTTATTTCTTTAAGAGTCAATTCCAGCCTCCTTTAATATTTCGTCAAGCAGTTCCTGTCCGATCAGCTCTGCGTGATCCGCACGCTGCGCCATATATCTTGCAACTGTCTTTCTTCCTTTTACTTCTCCGACTTTCTTTCCAGTTCCTGCTCTCCCTCTTCCTTTCTTGTCCTTCCGATTATGAGTGACCATATCATGGCCAAGTTCGTACAAATGATAATGAGGAGCTGATGACGTTACGGCGATTGTCATTTTACTTCCGGAACGGATTACTCTTCCCTGCCGGAAGCTCTCGCTTAATGGCTTCTGCGTTTCTTCGTCACTGCTGTTCTTCCCCTGCCGGTAATGGTGCCCTTTTGCTTCGGAATTTACTCGTCCTTGTAAATCCTTAGCAATATTTTTCGCTTCTTTCTTTAAAACTTTTTCTGCAGATGCAGGATATTGTTTTGTCGCCTTCTCCATTGCCTGGATCAGTTCCGAAGCGTCAAAATCAAAGTTGATACTTGACACTTTCGAACACCTCCTCGCATTGGATTTCCAGCATTCTGTGTGCATTATCCATATCAAGCGGTGGGCCTGCAATGGAATACATGTGTCCCTGATACAAAATCCTCATATCTGCAGTAATATCTTTTCTGAAGCGGATATACATTCTGTGTGTAACCTCCGGCTTTAATTTGCTCATGAAATTGTATTCTGATGCTTTGTATGGTTTTACAGTCGCCCATACTGTCCGATATTTTTTCCACTCGGATTTGTCCTGACCCATTTCATCTTCTGAAGTGTTCAGGCGGAGAAATGTGATCCGCCTGTTTAGTTTTCCGATATCAACCATTTTCTTCCTCCAGTTGTGACGTCTGTAGTTGAAGAACCATTGATCCGACCACATGTGTCAGTCGTTGTTTGTCTGCTTCCTTTACTGTCAGCACACGATTTTCGTAGAGATCCTGCATGATAAGCATGAATAACATCTGCGTTTTTGGATTCTTCTCATCACATTTCCCGACAGCATCTTTTATGTATTCTTTTGCAGCGTTCATCATCAGTTCTATGGTCATGTCGTCTGCATCATCGTCGATTCGCAGATACTCTTTTACTGCATCAATATCCACAGTTCACCGCCTTATCTCATACTCCTGTAACAGTTGCATCTTTAATTGTCAGCTGTCCGTTCACGAACGCTTCTTTGTCTTTCACCGTGCAGTCTTCCCTTTCAATTGCCCTGAAGATTGTAAGATCTTCTTCAAATGCATTCAACTCTCCGATCTGGGCGATGTTAGATGTCATAAGAGTCGTCTGATTTCTATCCCAGAATTTGATACCCTCTTTCAAATCTCCAATAATAACTGGTATTTTTCTGCTTCCTGCTGTCTTTGTATCGGATGGCATATCGGAGTTTGGAATAACTTTGACAGGAACAATTGTTGATCCAGCGCAAAGTCTAAGCTGCATTGGATTTGCAGGATCCGGCTGGAGAAGATATCTTCCTTCGTTATCCTTTAATGTATCAAGCCACTGTAACCCATCGTCGTTTGTCACAATTGCAGAAGTAGGTTTAAATGCCTGTCCAAGCGTGATATTCAATGCTTTCTTGATATCATCAAGATCTTTCATCGCTGTTACATCCTTTGTCGCAATCTGCTCAAGAATCATTTTATTTCTTGTGACTCTTGACTCATCCGCAATCCATGTTATCAAAACGCCTGTGATATTTTCATCTGTATCCGCAAGGAGTTCATTTGTGCAAGGGAAGTATCCTGCATATTTCTCAATCTCGTATGAGATTCTTTCGAACTGTGGGGTTGTTCCAGCTGTTATCTTTCCGCCTTCTCCCACTTTCGCAAATCCAGTCTGCTGCGCACGTTTCTTATAGGTTCTCTGGCCTTTGCTTGTTGTTACATTGTCTTTATCAACCAGGCTGATCAGAGAGAATTTTGCATCTCTGTAGGTATTAATCCGTGTCTGGATGTCTTCCGGGACTGTATATCCTCCATCTGCAGGTGTGCCTTCTACCATGGTTGCATTTCGGAATCCTCTTCTTGCAGCATTAGCAAATTCTTTGATAGAGTTATTTTCTAACGGTTTCGGATCCTGTTGCGGTTTAATTGTTCCATTTCCGTCCGGATCCATGATGTCTTTCAGAAGGTCAAACTGTTCCTGCATATTTTTAAGTTCTTCCTTGGCTGTTCTTGCTTCTTCCAGCTTTCCCTGTTCTACCAGGGACTGTACCATTGTTTTTTTCTCATTAATAGAGTTTAAAAGTTCTAATAATTTTTTATTCCTTATATCCTCCGTTCCGCTCAGACGCCATACTGGTCTAAGTCTCCTAATATTTCTTTTTTCTGCTGTTTTTCTGCTTCCTGGGCTTCTTTTTCCTGCTTTACTTTATTGCGTATTTCATCCGTCAGTCTGACTCCGCACACGCAATTAAAGAACTGCTGCCCTGAATTCTCGATCTTATCAATAAATCCAAGTTCAAGAGCCTTCTCTGCTGTGATCCATGTTTCCTTATCCATCATCTTCAGAATTTCATCTTTTGATCTTCCTGTCTTTCTTGTGTACGCTTCCGAAAGCGCACTGTTCATTGTTTTTAAGATCTCTGCATTCTTCTGCATGTCATGATAATCTCCGGAAGCTCCTGACATTGAGACATTGTGGATCATAATAGTCGCAACAGGACTCATCTTGCATGTGTTTGCCATTGCAATCACACTGGCCGCACTGCCAGCAAGCGATTGAATGTTGATTTCCACGTCACTTCTTCCAGCAAGAATAGAATAGATTTCCTGTCCTGCCATCACAGAGCCGCCGCCCGAGTTTATGTTTACTATGAGTGTTTCTCCCTGCTGAAGAGATGCAATTGCATTCCTGATATCATTCGGACATGTAGAATCCCAGTCCAGCCAGTCGTAAATCCATTTATCATCATTGCTGATGATATCCCCTCTTACATCAATCTCCATCTCCTTCACCTCCCTGTGTGTTAATTCCGTAAGCCGCGCCTATATGTGTTATCGGCTGATACGTTCCGTTTACCATGTTGACATCTCCTCCGTCCACGAAAGGAAGATCAAGGAGATCTCTCCCCTCATTGATCGTATAGATTCCGTTCTGCACGTATCCAGTTATTACTTCCTTCTGTGTCTTTGAATCCGTTCTCAATATTGCTTTTTCGTTGAATTTAAAATAATATCCTTCTTTTTTCTCAGTATCAGAAAGACATTTATAGTTTATCTCCTGCTCGTACTGTGACAATCTATAGCTCATCGTGTCCACCAGGAATGCCAACTGCTGGCTTTCAGAATTTGAATAGCTGGACTTATCATAATCATTTAGCTGATTTGGTTTAATTCCGAACGCTGCTGCAATCTGCAAAGCAGTATACTTTTTCAATTCCGAATACTGCGCATCCGCAAGTGTTACATTCAGTGGCTGTAGTGTCATTCCGACTGGTACTGCAACTACTTTTCCAGCATTCTTTGCTCCTGAAAGCAGGCTGTTGTATTCCTTTTGCAGTGCCAGGCGTTTAGGCTTGTCCAGATCGCCTGTATATTGTAGTGCCGCCTTTGCAGTCAACCCGCTCACATACAACTTATTAAGATATTTCTGCGACTCAATCGCACCAGCTATGGAATCTTTCAGTATCTGGCGTACAGGTTTCCCCATGATTCCGTCAAATGTACTCCATGTTTTAAAGTGCAGCACATTATTCTGTGAAAACGTATATGTTTTTCCGGTTTTTGGATCGCTATAACGATAGTATAAATTTCCTGCTTCTCCAAATACACCCACATCATCCATCAAAACGTCTACATAATTGCTCTGCATCGGCCAGAATGAAAGAACATTATATTCTCCTCCGAAACGGCCTTTCTTTTCAAACTTTGTCTGAATCCAGACATATGCATTTCCATAATGTTCGCAGTTGTATTCTATTGTTCCCCAGAATGTTGTCGGGGTCATGAGCCGATTCGGTCTTTCCATCAATAGTCTTGATGTTCGATTCGGCTCTGCTCGAATTTTTCCCTTGTCAGTCTGCTTGTAAAATTTCAACGGCATTTTCCCCATTGTCTCAGAGAGCATCTTCAGGCAGGTGAAATATGTAACCTCCCCAATTGCATATCTCGGTGTATCTGGTTCAATGCCAAGCCAATCCAGAAGTTTCTCATCATCCAGCGATATAGATTCTCCGACAAGGGAATTCCACATATTTTTAATTTTCTGTAGAATCCTCGTGTAATATCTCCTCTATAAAGTTATCAATATAATCTCCATAATCATCCCCGAAGGTGTGGAACATTGCCAGCTTAAAAGCACATAATGTTGCATCCACCGGGTCAATTCTCTTTGTTGTTGCGTCCTTATCAATTTTGATAAGTCCATTACTCTGCCGGATTACCGCATTACTCATCGCATAATTCAGCAGTGGATTGTAAGTGTATATTATATTTCCGCAAAAAACCTGTTCTCTGAACCCTTGTGTTGCTTCATTCAGATGTTTATGGCTCTGAAAAACCTCTTCAACGTCATATCCCTCGTTCGACAGATCCATCATTAATTTGCTCGCATTCGCAGGGTCAAAGCACAGGCATTGTATTTTTAACTTCCTTTTTTCACAGGTCTCAAGAACATATCTCATAACCGCTCCCTGATCTACGATCGGAGTGTTTGTTACCTCCAGAAATCCCATGCGTTCCCACGCGTCATAGGCAACCTTATCTTTTATAATATGTTCCTGAAGCTTCTCCCTTGTCGGGATAAAACTGTGCGACCAAAGAATATACTTTACTATTTCTTTTCTATTCGCATCATATTCCCCGGATAAAAACGGAATCATAAACGCCACTGATGTAAGATCTGTCTTTGCGGACATATCGAAACCTACATACACCGGATGCCCCGTTATATCAAATGGTAATTCATTCACCTGGCAGGCTTTCCATTTCGACATGTCCATATACCCATTCTCTTTCGCCTGCACCCAGACATCCAGACATTTTGTGAGGAAGGCCGTCATATGTTCCGGCTGTTCTCTTGCGATTTTATATTCACCGCGAATCTTATCGACACCTTCCGGATATGTCATTCTAATCGGATTAGCTTTCTTCCAAGTCTCTTCGTTATCCAGATTTGAAATGTCTTCATAATCTTCCGGATCCATCTCACAAATGTCGATCAGATATTCATCATTCTCCACGTCCGTGTTTGGATCCAACACCTTGGAGCAATACTGATACTCAGTCACATAGCAAGGATAAGTTAAATCCATTCCAGCTGTTGTTATAATCATCAAGAGTGGCTCTTTTGTGTTTGATCCTATTCCTAAATCATAGAACTCCGTGGTTTTGTGCTGATGATACTCATCTAAAACCAGAAGTGCAGGGTTTGTACCATCCCCGGACTTTCCATCGTCTTTTGATAATGGTTTGATTGTGCTATTGCTTTTCAGATGTTTTATACAGTCCCTGGTTACCTTAAATTTCATCCTCAAAGGTGATCCTTGAAGCATTAATCCGGCTTCCCTGAATACAATTTTGGACTGATCGCGTTTTGTGCCGGCGGTATAAATCTCGTATACTTCTCCGTTCTTGGTTGATGTAACTGCTGCCTCATAGAGTGCAATACCTGCCTCTTCCTGAGATTTCGCATTCTTTCTAGCCACTTCTGTGAAATATTTCTTGAAACGTCGATATCCGGTATCTTTATGAACCCATCCGTACAGCTGGCAGATTCTAAATCTCTGCCATGGTGTTAGAATGATCGGTTGCTTTGCCAGAACTCCTTTACTATGTCGTAAGAGTGCAAACCATTCTACAATGTTCTCTGCCTGTCTTTCATTCCACACATACGGGAAATCCAATTGACCGATTCGGTCAATATCTTTCAACAATCTTTTGCAGGCCCATATGTGTTTCCTGCCGCTGATAATCTTTCCAGAGATACAATCTAATGCGTATTGTTTTAATTCATCAAGGATCATATTGCACCAAACCGGTTTTCAATTTCTTTTTGCTGCTTATTCACTTTTGCCGTGCCGGCTTTCAGTCTCGAATCAATTGTCAATCCACACAAGGCAGCAAAGCGTCGCATTTCTTCCGCATATCCTTTCTGAATGTCTACCATCGGATTCTTTACGACAATTACTCCGGTTCTGGTTTCTCTGTCAACATAATAGGTCTGCTGACTTAATATTTCTGTGGCTTTTACATAGTTTGCAAACGCATTACAATAGCCTCCGATATTATTCCTGTCCAGGTTTCCGACTATATTTAGTTTATCCAACTCTTTTATGATCCTGCGCCATTCTTTTTTTGCCACATCATCTATCAGCCATGTCGGAGGACGTTTGAGCTGGTTTTTCTCTGTTCTTACCTGGTCTTCTGCGTCTGCTTTCTTTTGTCCTTCTACTATTGTCAGGTGCTTTTTCTGCAAGCTGACTGGTTTCATTGGTCTTGCCCTTGTCCTCCCTCCTCTCTGGCCTGCCAACTTTTTTATTGTTTTGGGAATTTTGCAAAAAGAAAGGGGCATACGTGGTCGTGGGAGATTCGCTTAAAACTTTTTTCTATCCCCCGGCGGTCTTGAAACGCTCCTGAAAGTCTCTCAATTCCTCCTGCACTGCTGCCTTTCCTTCTTTCTCGTACCGTGTATGTATCTCTTTATGTCCAGCTCTTGAGACTGGAATCAAATTCGAATCTGAATAGAACAGATCAGGTCTGTCTTGTGACAGTTCAATATGGTGTACCGTATCTGCTGTTATTATTCTGTTATGCTTGTACAGCATATAGATATCCAGTCCATCATACCTGTTAAGCACAAACTGTCTCAGATTCTTCCATCGTTGTGCGTGGTATTCTTTCTTTATTCCGGTTGGCTTTGCGTACTCTCTGATGTTATTCTTTCTGCACGGGCACGTAGTCCCTGCCGGTACCCTACTCCCGCATCTACTACATCGTTTGTATATCATGCCATCCCTCCTGTTCTCTGATAGCGGGAGGCGGATTCGAACCACCGTTCCAGGCTAAGGAGGCCTGTAAGTTTCCGTTACTTTATCCCGCGGTAATTATTATGGACATTCTGGGGTTCGAACCCAGGACCTGTCGGTTATGAGCCGATTGCTCTCCCGGCTGAGCTAAATGTCCATAGTATAGGAGCCACCTGCTTTCTACAAGCAGATGGCTCCTACGCCAAGGAAAATCCATGTGAGTCCTTGTACCTTTTTGTGTTTGGTCTGGTACCGGCCAATTCGTTTGCCAGGCTGTGGCACCTGGCAAACGTAAGGAAGGAGATTTACCTATATCCATTTCAGCAACTCCAGTTTATATTATTGCATATTTAAAACGGAAAAAACGGAAAAAACGGAAAAACTTTTATTTTTTCATGTATGTTTCAAATTCCTTTCTCACAGATTCTCCAGTTGCTTTTCCTCCTATATGCTTTGCAACCTGCTGCCAGTTCATTTCCTCAAAGATCTTAAACTTAATGATCCTGCGCATTCTGAATGGAATTGTAAGCATCCACTCTTCCACATCGTTCTTTAACTTCTCTGCCTGCTCTATCTGTATCTGTTGTCTACGTTTTTGTCTTTCTATCTTGTCGTCCTCATCGTGTGTTTTACCCTGGATTACAAAATGCATGGGTTGAAAAGGAAATTCCGAATTGCTTCCAGAAACTGTATCTTTTGTCTGCACAGAGTTTCTCTTCTCCAGCTTTTTTATGGTTTCTTTCGTTTCTTTGATCAGTTTTACTGCATCTGTGTACTGTTCCAATAAGTCTCTATTCACTTCGGTATTCCTCCTGTTTCTTATTCCTCGTCGGCACCATGGAGCATCAGATATAGTTTTGTGTATCCGGGAGAGGTGTATTGCCCGTTTTCCAGCTGTAATTGTACCACATAGGGATATAATTTTATAACAGTTGCTGTATGGTATATGATTCGTGTGCTGTTTCCATCATCTCTTACCCGCGCTTTTAATTTAATCTTTCTGCCTGGGCGGACTTTGAACGTTCTTTTGAGTGTCTTTCTTATGTCTCCTATTTTCATGAGAGGGATGTTACTTTTGTCGTAATTCATTTTTCTCCTTCCTGACCGATTCGGTCACTTTTTGTTCGTAGAATCTGTATTCCTTGCAATTCGTTCCGGCTGTAACATTTTTGTCTTTGATGATGTGCAATGTTCATCTATTCATCCTCCAGATAGTTTTTCCCAAATATTTCCGTGAATTTATCCCTGCTGCCACATTTCTTCTCAAATGTTCTTTGACCGATCCGTTGCAAGGTTGTTCGGATTTCTTTGTTTCTATGTACGGCTATATCTGATGTTCTGTGGCATTCCGGGCAAAGATATACGGTTAAGCCATATTGCTCGGAGTATTTGCGGTTTGCACTGCCATAGATGTGATGGCGTTCTGTATAACCTGTTTTTCCGCAGATGAAACACTGATTCTTCATGTCTCTGTCTATGATGCTTTTGTGGTGCTTCTTCCGTTTTTTTCTGGTGGATTCTTTAGGAAATAATAATCCTCCCTGTTTCATCTGGTATACCTCCTTGCCTCTCTGAGCAGATAATTCCTGTTCTGGATATTTCGATTAAAATCTTCTACTGTTCTGGTGGCTTCCTGTTTCTTCAGCGCTGCCAGTCCGCCCCAGGGTTTGCAAAGAAAATCATGGAACCGGCGGCTACTGTAATGCATCCATCCCGGAGGATTCTGACCGGTTACTTTTCTAAATAATTTCTTTTTCTGTCTGAGATTCATTTTTCACGCTCCTCATATGGCTTTGGTAATGGTTTCCATGCTGTTACGTCAAGCCAGTCATAGTCGCTATCCAGATAATATCCATCCGGATCAATACAGCACATATCTGATCATACTGTGTTCCCATTAGTTACAAGTATTCTTTCTTCATCTTCAGGCATATCACAAATATGACGATATTTGCAATTATCTGGTATATGCTCTTCTGCTCGTTCTTTATCTGTGATCTCACGGTATTTTATTGGAATCCATTCATTCTCCTCTTTCAGACTTTCTACTTCATATGGCTCCAGTCCTGTTTTCTCATAATCCAGAAGTTTACATAATGCTCCATAGAGTTTCTCCTGCACTTCTTTGGTTATTACTTGACCTACATACAACTGCTGCCAGTTCACACCTTTTAACGCCCAGTTTCCCTGTGCATCTCTTTCTGTCAATCTTTTCATGTTTCTCCTTTCCCCTTCCTGTGATCTGACAGGCTCACACAGGAAGGATGTATCTATGTGAATTTTAGTAGCACCCTTTTTTAGTGACCGAATCGGTCATTTCTTGTCATTCCACCGAATTTCTAAATCTATTCTGGTTTCTTCCTTGAGCACATCTACTATATCCAGCCAATATTTTTTTAGTTTCTCATAATGTTCTTTCGTAGTAATCACATAGCCGTTATCTGTTGTGATTTCTGTATCACTACAGAAAAACGGTCTCTGTACCACATTGTCAATTAATTTCTTAATGTCGTTAATGTCCATCATGTTTGTGGTCCTTCATGATAAAATTTTTTCCGAATATCTTCATAAACTCTTCCCTGCTGCCTCCGGTCCTGTCCCTGCCAGGTGATGCACATTGCAGAGATATACTTTCAGTCCATAGTGTCCTGAATGTGTCCGATTCGGACACCCTCCGAAAATGTGATGTTCCTGGAGAACTGGATGTCGTCTGTAATCATTATGCAGCTTCATACAGAGATAGCAAGTGCCGCTTTCTCTGCTGTGCAGGATGCTCGGTCTCTCTGATTCTTTCTTCTTAGTCCGTTTTTTCTTTTTCTGCTTCGGAAATGACTGCATTTCTGTGTTCCTCCAGCTTTTTCTTATAATTTGCATGATAATCTTTCAACCAGTTTGTCTGTCTCTTCTGTTTTGACCATTTCGCCCTCCTTAATGTCCGGCAAGGAACGTTTGCATCATTCTAGTTCTCCAGTCTGTCTGTTTGCCCGTCCATTTTTCACACTGATCGTCGTCTTCTACCAGACGGCCTGTGCGATCGCAGAGACCACAATCATTCTCTCTGCAGCTTTTACATGTCTTTTCCATGCTTATTCCTCCTTCACTAATTCTGGATTATCAAAGATATTTCCAACAATCTCGATTTTATTGTGCCAATATCCTAATTCTTTACGGTAGAAATCTCTTCCTTTGTCCGAGAAAGCCATATAAAATCCTTGATGATATTTCCACGTTGCAAACCTGTCAGAATACTTTCCAAATTTAATTTGCACACATACATTTGAATCAGTATTTGCAATAGCATTCTCCCAGATTCTATTTCCATTCTTATCTGTCAAGCCTGTATATTGGCAGATGGTTTCTGGATTAATAGGTGGTGCGTATAAAACACCTGATTCAACTGGTTGCATTCGATATTCAAATAAGTTTGACCGTGAATGATCTATTACCAAGCACCCCTCAACCCATTCTTCATTATCAATCCGCTTTGCCTTGAAAAGAATTTCTCTCATTCAACTCCACCATCCTCTACTTGTCCTGATTCTTCTAGCCAATTTTCAACACATGGTATGCAAATGTAGCAACTACACCAACCTTGTCCTTCTACTATCGCTTTTTGGTTTAACATTTTTTCACCTTTAGGTATATGTTTTTCGCACATGCAACACGAATGAGGATATCTTATCTTTACGATTTTTTCTGTTAGATTGGATTCTGAGCCATCCATGTCTCCTGCAAATATCTGGCTATCAATATACATCTCTTCTGGATATTTCATTCAACTCCACCCTCTCCATTTCAATTCCATTGTCAATAAGTTCCTGCATTTCTACGTCCAGAATGCGGACGTAAGTTCCTCTTGCCATCCGCATTACTTCCGGACTTAATTCTTTTATGTTCTTTTCTGATACCAGGCTTTTTGCCAGGGCGAATACATATGCAACGCTTTCATCCTCTGTAACAGTTTCCTGAAATTCAATCACAAGGACCTTGCGGCCCTCGTAACTGAGTATCCAGGCGTTTTTTACTACTTTTTTATGTAACTCTAAGTGAGCAACAAGCGCCTTTTCCTGCATCTTTTTATCCATCCTGCTATTTCTGTAATCCTTTTAAAAACTCACACAATTCTGTTTCTGAGTTTGGAAATTTATCATAGCGTGTATGATACGTCCATTTTGGCACTCCGCCAGCTCGATCCGGTTCAGGTCCGCCTACCAGATGCATGTAGTATGTCTCTGTCGTTCTTGACACCCACCAGCTTTTCTGTTCTCCCGGATCCGGTGCATATTCTTCCACAATCAGGCGTGCTCCGTTCTGAAAGTCATATTTATAATATTTGACGCCTATGTTTTTATCCTCATACCAGAGTCCCCAGTCTTTGTACGCTCTGAGCCATTCCTTACGCTGATCGTTATTTTTCATTTCCGGTAATGTACTGTTGGAACACTCCGTGATCTTGTTGACTTCAACAGAATCGTTTTCAGACATTTTGTCATCTTTAACAATATGTTCCTGCTGCTTATTGTCCGGTGCTTCTGCTGCCGGAAAGCAGCTCTTTTCTGATTCTGCTGATCTGCGCATTGATGAATTATTCTTTTCTGGTGCGTCTATGGACACCATTTTCACCGGTTTCTGTTTCTTCCCGAATCTTTTCACCAGTTCTTCCGCCAGCTCATTCCATGTGAGCGTATGCTGCATTGTATCGTCCGGATTGAATATAATTCCCTCTTTTCCTGTCTGATAGTTGAAATGTCCATTCCTGATCCTGACGTCTCTGTATCTGATGCTGATTAAGTATGCTGCCATTCTTGTGTCACATTTGATAACTCTTTCTCTCTCGCCTTTGTTCAGTGCTTCAAACAGTCGCTCTATCTGCAATTCTGGTTGTACCGGTGTCTCATTCTCTGGCGGTCTCTGCTGCCCGGTTGCCTGTGCAAGCGTGAACTTTCCCGGAATGTCTCTGTTGTCTTCCTGGAGCTTCTTGAAAGCTCTTACCTCTGCTTGCGTTATGATGTCGTGTTCCATGTAGTGCTCCATAGCCTGCTTCTGATATTTTTCATCCAGATCCGCAAGCTCACGGGCCACGGTGATGTTGATCTTCTCCGCCTCAAACTCTGCCATCCATTCAGCACTGAGTCTTTTCTGGACTGCGTGGTATCTTTCCATCTGTGTTCCGGATACTCCGATTGTTTCTCTCACGATGTCTCTTGTTTTGCCTTTCAGTCCAGCAAGGTTTTTCAGCTCTTTTATGATCTCCTCGGTATCCAGAGCTTCTCGCATCTTCTCCCAGTCTGATTTATCCCTAAACCGGTTCGCCTGGATAACAGACAGGCGTTCAAGCAACTTTGATATTGCGTCGTCATTTTCCCTTGTTGCCGAACCGTTAATGCAGTTTTCCTCAATCAAATTCTTACGTGCATTATCTTTTACTTTTGTATATTTGCAGTTTATCTTTCGAAACTCTTCATGTCCCTCCTCTACCAGCATCCTGCAGCACATTGTCCGGCAGTGTCCGGAAATTATGTAATCCTCTCCGTCCCTCTCTTCGATCAGGACATCCTGCATCACTCCGAACAGCAGTATAGAGTTCTTCAATCCCTGCAGTTTCTCCGGCTTGACCCCGTAAAAATTCGCTTTCGATGGGATTAGTTTGAACACGTCTCTGTACACCGTATCACTTGAGTTTTCTTCCTGTATCTGTTTCGGACGTTTCGCAACCATATCGGCAAGGTTAAAAGCCATTACTCCTCACCTCCTGATATGTTCAGCTCTGCAATATACTCTGTTACAAGGTCCTCATAGTCCTTTGCAGCTAAAGATCTCGGTGAGTACTTCGGAATCGGGATTCTCGCGTATGTACACTCTGATACTTTTCTGGAATATCTGATACGTGTTTTTAACATCGGGTATTCTGCTGCCTGGATCAGCTCCAGCCCTTGTCGCTGCGCTTCGTTTCTTCTGTCGTATTTCGTGATAAAGATCCAATAATTCTCAAGATCTTCGTTCAGGTCCTCTCGCGTATACCGGATCTGATTGACAAGCTCCGGTAGTCCCTCTCCGGTGTTGTCGTCGATTTCGACAGGAATCAATACATCATTGCACGCTGTCAGCGCATTGATCGTGGAGATATTAATATCCGGTGCGTTGTCAATGATGCAGAAATCATACAGATCCTTGACACATTCGAGTGCGTTCTTGATACGATACTGCTGCGGGCGTGTCTGATCCAGCATGACCGTCTGATTTGCTGTAAGCAGACGCATGTTTGCCGGGAGCACGTCCAGATTCTCAAAATCTGTTTTTTTGATGAGCTTGTGCATCCAGTCTTCCGGATGCCGCGTCGTCATGATCCTGTCAATGCCCTCTCCATCCTGGGTGCGTCGGTTCAATCCTCTCGATGCATCCCCTTGCTTATCGTTGTCAAGCAGGAGCACTCTGTATCCCTGGTTTGCAAGGATGTACGCAATGCTGTTTGATGTGATCGTCTTAGCCACTCCGCCTTTTAAGTTAATAACCGCTACTGTTCTCATAATTTTCCCCTTTTCTTGTTGTTATTCTTTTCTTTTTCCGCAGCTACATCCGTCCCCTGGTTTCAGTTTTCTGCGTATTCCCTCTACACACTGGCAATAGCCTATGTTTTCTGGTTCTGAGTAATATCTGTACTCACATTCTTCGCAGAGTACAATATGCTTGTACCTGTCCATAAGTTTCATAGCCTGGCTATGGTCAAAGTGATTGATCTTGTCATATTCTGCTTTGATCTCGTCTGTATGCTTCTGCAGTTCACAGTAATGGCAGAAATAATCCAGTTCCTCCTGGTTTAAATCTTCTTCTCTGTATCTGCAGATATTGTCGCAGATGTATTCTTCCAGAGCTTCAATGTTTGTGTCTATTCCGTCGTCCTCTTTCTTCGTCGGCTCGGCGCATCCATTCGGGTTTGCCGTTCTCTGGCTCGCTGTCAAAATAAATCCCTCCTTTCTGGTCTTTGTAATACGTGAATTTATATCCTGATCTAGTGATCGTGCCTATGTATTCCATGTCAGCCGGGTTCTGTTCTGGTCTCAGGCTCCATCCTTTTCCCCATAGTTCTTCTACATTCATCTTTTCTCTTTTCCATCTCCTCCTGCAGCCACCCGGAGTAACTGTGTTTCTCAGTCTTTTCTGACAATTGGTGTGCATCAGGAAGGGCATGGACGGCCGCATATACCCGCTTCCATTCTTCTGCATTCCTGATCGGTTCTCCTTTGGTGTCTTTCCATCCGGATCCGGCCAGTTCTTCCAACTTCAGGATTCTGCTGCTTACATATGCGTCCCGGGTATGTACACAGATCTCCGAAGGCACTGTCATGCGTTCCAGGGCTTCTGCCAGTGTGAGCAGGACTGTTTGGTGATAGGTTCCCTTGTAATGTCCGAAACCCTCTCTGGTCTTTTCCTCATTGTGCACCAGTACCGAGAGGACATATCCACATTTTCTGTCTGTAATTCCCTGGAAAATGCTGCTGGTTTCAAGATATATATCTACATGTGTCATTTCATCCCCCCTCGTCTATCCTTATAAGGGTATAGTGCCGGTATGCATATCCTGTATAGGGGTTAATCCCCATTTTTACAGACTCCGGATCCACGTAATATCCTTTCGGAGCTTTCGGGTAGATTGGCTGTTTGTGCCGGTCCACCAGATTTCTTCTTTTTATCTCTTTTTGCTTAGGTTCTTTCCGGATCAGGTTACGGGAGCAACTATATCTCTTAATTTCGTCCGGTTCATGTTCTTCCAGAGGCTTTGTGATATACTCCGAAAGTTTCACATATCCTCCGGCATCATAGAGAGATGCGAAATATACATGCCCGTTCTCCCACAGTTCTGAGATGATCCTGTCTGTTCCTGTCTCCTGATCTGCTTCTCGGTTTACCAGGAGGTGCACATGTGGACCTCCTTTCTTTCCAATTGCCAGACGGTAAATATATTTCAGTTCCCATCCTTTTTTCTTATATTTCAACCGAACTTTTCTGATCAGTTTCGCAAGATCTTTCTTCATCTGTTCCCAAGCAGGGCGTTCCCCCTTCTTGTACGTGAGAGTCATCCAGTAATCGCCTGGAGAGAAATTCCACTTGATCAGTCTCCTGACATCTCTTTCCCTTCTCCACTGATTCTGTTTGGCAATCTCTTCCGGGGTGGTTTTCTTTTTCTCTTCTCTTTCCTGTCCCCTGGCTCCATACCTTCCGGTATGCTTTTCCTCTATCTCCATGGTACTCCCAAAGTCCCATATCTCCCTTATGTATGCCCATCTCATATAAGTACTCCTGTCGTAAGTCTAATACCCCTAATCGAGCTTTTAAGAGACATATTGTCTCGAAAAAAGGTTAAAAATATGGCAGGTTCACTCCTGCCGGAATTGACATTCCGCCGCCTGAGTGTTATACTTTTTGTATTGCAATTGTCTCAGGTGGCGAAAGCCCGGCTCATGTATTCCCGTACATGAGCTTTTCATTTTCTTTTCAGTGTGTCTGCGTATGCTCTGGCAGCCGCCTCGGTCGTGTTCGCGTCGAGCGTGCTGGATTTGCTTGAGCAGCTCATTCCATCAAACAGTTTCTGTGCCATGCGCGTCGCCTCTGGTTCAAGTTTCTGCGTGGCTTCTGTTATCATCCTCAGCGCTGTGATAATAAAGGCTAGATCCCCGCTCGGTGTAACTCCTATTACATTCTGGATCTTATCTACATATAACCGCGTACGTTCTTTGCAGAGTTTTTCCATTTCTTCATTGTCAGCTTCCTGGACTTTCTGCATGAATTCCAGATATCCGTCAAAATCTTTTTTTCAGCATTTTATTTTCTCCTTGCTTTTTCTCTTGTTTTGTTTTATACTTCTTGTAAATCAAATTATTTTCTTTTTTTATAAGCCTCTCATGTTTGCAGACGTGAGGGCTTTTTTAATTACTTTTCTCTTCTCCTGCAGCCAGATCAGGATTGCCAGGCACGTGATACTCAGCACTATTGTTCCGGCAAAGAGTTCTAATCTTGTGTTCCAGTCCCAGATCGGGAGCATGGCGGTTATGTATCCGATCAGCAGAGATATGATCATCTTGCGCTCCAATTTTCTCGCCTCCCTTCATTTATGTATGCTTGTCCTACTGTCTCCGCCTTATTCGGCGGTTTTTCTTTCGCAGCAATTCTTTCTCTGGTAATATCCGATTATAATTTTTGAAACGTTATCTATAATCCTTTGATTGTCTTCCTTTGTATTGTTTTTACAGTAGTCGTCGTGGATCCGGATTAAGCCGGATCCGTATTTGATTTCTTTGATCACTGCCATATGTATTCACCTCTCTTGGGTTATATTATGTTGTGTGGTTGTACAGGGTTAATTGCTACTTTAGGTTTTAATCTAATTTGGTATATAGCCAGAAAGGAGTTGCCAAGGGGTAACAATTTTAAAAGAGTGTTCTGTGAGATTATGAAAGGATGGTTGCTGTTAAGGTACACAACCTTCGCTGATTTATGTGACTTCACATTAGTTCTTTGTGCGGTTGCTTCATTAGTGTGTTTGATTCTTAAAAAATAAGGATTACACCGGTAACTATTAACCTGTCTTTTCCACAGATGTTAATCTCTTATGGCCGTTTCTTTCTCAAGGAAGCGGCCTTTTCTATTTAACAGCAACTACCCTTTCAAAATCTCACAGGCTGCTCTTCGCTCTATGACGGTTAGCCCTGCCCTTCCTTTTTATCCGGCTTTCTTCTGTTCTGTGCCTGCCAGAGCGATAACTGTATTCATGCAGCCATCCAGATAGCCTTTCTGTCTCTCTGTAAGGCAGTCCCAGATCGCATTCATTTCTTCCATCTGCTGCCATCTCTGTTTTACTTTTTCTTCTGTAAGGATTTCTTTCATCATTGTGTTTCACCTCACTTTTGTCTTTATTTATAATTGTTTTAGATTCTTTTAATCAGATTGTCGAACGACTCTGTTTGACTATTCTGCCTGCTCCCTTTATTCTGTATGTACAGGGTATTGGGGATGCCCGAGTACATACAGAAAGGAGGAAAATCGTATCATGTATCGTTTTTCCAAAAATGAAAAAGATATCTTGAAATCGGCTTATAAAAACCTCGCCGAAAACGGCACGCACAGAAACGCATTTTTGATGAAAAGTTCTGAATTAGCCGTGTATATCAATGCTCTCCGTTCATTAGCCGGAGAAGGTTATATTAAGCCTATTTCTGATAACTTTTTCGATTCTACGCTTTCTTTGAAGTATGAGTATGATCTGACTTCAAAAGGCGAGTCTGCAGCGGAATCTTTAACTTAACAGTCAAAGCAGGTGTCTCTGCATCTCCTACTGATATAGAGACGCCTGAAAGATAAGGAGCCAGGTCCTTCCCTTCCATTTCTTTAATAAAATCAAGAAATGCTTCGCATTGTTTTATTTTCTTCGTCCACTCAGGTTCAAAGAACATTGCGTCCGATAATGTATCTTTATATTCTGGTTCGGTTTGTTTTTTCCATTTTGGAAACCATGCTGCTTCCATAACTGGATCACTTGACACTTCTATCACCTCTTTTCTTTCTGGATATCCAAATCATGTTTTTCTCCTCTATGCTGTCTCATTCTGGTCTGACAAAAAGTATTCAATTGGAACATGGAAATATCTTGCCCAGCTCCTCATTTAAGAAATTGTTTTCTCTATAAGCCGTTCAACGGATACATCCAGAATCTTTGCAACTTTTTCAAGTTTCCATATTCCAGGTTCTACTTTATTGTTTTCGTCGGCAGAACCCCATTTACAAATACTTCCTCTCGAAATACCTGCTATTTTTTCAAGGTGATTAATAGACATCCCTTTCTCTTTCGCAATTCTACAGATATTTTTATAAATCAACTTCACACCTCCTTGATTGCGTGATATAATCAGATTGTTACTATTGACCCCAGCCACCTTCGAGGAGGTAAGCAAAGGATTAATTTTAACAAGAGCTACGTTCTAACATTGGAAACAGAAAGGAGATATTTAAGGTTAATAATTAGCCTTGATGTCAATACTCTGTGCGGCATTATTTCAGCCGTTTGTGCTGTTATTTGTGTCTTACAGAATCGTAAGAAGTAATTTTCTTACGTTACATATTTTTTTGTTTTATAGTAGAACGTAGCTCACCACCGGGCTGTTGCTTTTTGCAATGGCCCTCTTCTTTTTTATTCGCCAGAATTATATATCTGGTGGTTGCCTCGCTTTCTGTTTCCTTTGTCTACATTATAGTGTCCATCGTCCTCGTTGTCAACTGTTTTTTGTTTCCTACGCCAACTTTTTCTATTGACTTTCATCTCATAGGGTGTTATTCTTGTGTTAAAGTTAATGAAGGAGGTGAGCAAATGACGCAGGGTGAACGCGTTAGAGATGTTCGCAAAGCAAAGGAAATGAGCATGGAACAATTTGGTGAAAAATTAGGCGTACAGAAGTCTGCTATTTCAAAAATAGAAAACGGTACGCGTGGTCTCACTGAACAAATGCTCAAATCAATCTGTCGTGAGTTTAATGTAAATGAGGACTGGTTGCGGACCGAAGCTGGTGGCCCTGAAAATATGTTTATTCCGGAAGATATGCGGTACCTGAACACCGTTGGCAGACTGGGAAACGAGCAGAACGAATTCAAAAAGTTCTGTATTAATATGCTGATGGAGCTTCCGGACAAATACTGGGATTACATTTATGAAGAATTCAAGAAATTTGAGAAAAAAGAAGAGTAGCCACTAAGGCTACTCCTTCCGAGGTTATCTGCAGATAAAATTGTAGATCATCTTTCCAGGAATCCGATAAGGAGATAATAGATCTCTTTTGCGCGATTCCGGTTTCTTTCAAGTAATTTAATAATAAGTGTAATGTATTTTTCGTTTTCCATGAGTATGTACCTCCTGTATCGAACATTTGTTTGTATTTAATATACAACAAGATTCTTTCGATTTCAAGAGGTGCTTTGTAGTATTTTCATAATCATCCCTCCCTGTGTATATTATGACATTTTTTCCAAAAAAATCATGCATTTAGAGGGAATCGTCCAGAATTCTGGACACTTTTTTGTTTTTACTTGTAATCCGACTCGAACAAGTCGGTAATCCGCACTTTTAGTGCTTTTGCAAGCAGCTCCATGTTTTCCATCGTTGGCGAATATACTTCGTTCATTATATTATCTATTGTGGACTTGGATATTCCCGATCTGACAGAGAGCTGCCGGACTGAAATGTTTTTGCTATACATAATTTCGCTTAACAATATCTTCATAACCTTATTTCTTAGCAAAAGCATTTCTATTATACTGGAAATTTATTCCATAAAAATCAGGAGGTTTTTCTTATGAAAAAGAAATGGCTTTACGTAGTGCTTGCAGTATTAATAATTGGAGGAATCGGTTCTACAAGCCATAAAGATAGTTCTACTGATAGTTCTACTGATAGTTCTACTGATAGTTCTACTGATAGTTCTACTGATGCTTCTACTACTAATGTCGCAGATAATATTACGCCAACAGAAGCACCGGAACCAGAAGCAAATACTTCTGCAATGGTAGATAGCATCGTAAATAAAGCTAAATCTGATGCTGATGGTCAGTTGGATTTAGATACCTGCAAAGAAGCGCTTTCATACTTGAAGGACAATTATCCAAACTACTTTACAGATAATGAAACCATGGAAAAAGTCATGTATTATGGAGCTTTTCTCGAATACTCATTTGAAGGTAAAGGGATTAACGATGTATGCGCAACTTTAGGTCAAGATGCTTTGCAGACAGTTAAATATGTATATCGTGGAGCCGATGCAATAGAAGATGAATCTACGCAATCAAATCTCAGACAGGTAAAAGAATCTCTCGATTCTGCATCATTAGAATAATAAAAACCGCCCCTGCTTAACAGAGACGGCTTTAAGAATCTTTGCAGTTGTGATTGCTCAATTCTTTCCTAGACAGTTAGAATTATAGCATATTTATTTACACCTGCAAAGGTGTATTTTTTATACCCTTTTTTACATAAAATATCACGGAGGTGTGCTATGAGTCTTGAAAATGTATGTATCTATTTAAGAAAGTCCCGCGCTGATCGGGAAGCTGAAGCAAGAGGTGAAGGCGAAACCCTGGCAAGACACGAGCGGATTCTTCTCGATCTGGCCAGAAGCCGTAATTATAATGTCGGTGCTATTTACAGGGAAATTGTTTCCGGAGAAACTATCTCTGCCCGGCCAGTTATGCAGCAGCTCCTTCGAGAAGTCGAAGCTGGTTCGTGGGATGGCGTCCTTGTCGTAGAGGTAGAACGTCTGGCCAGAGGCGACACAATTGATCAGGGTGTTGTTTCCAGAGCCTTCCAGTTCTCTGATACAAAGATTATTACTCCAACAAAAACTTATGATCCTGATAACGAATTTGATGAGGAATACTTTGAATTCGGTCTTTTCATGTCCAGACGTGAATATAAGACTATCAAACGCCGTCTGAATGCTGGAAGAATTGCGTCTGTAAAAGAAGGCAAGTATTGCGGGTCCAAACCACCTTACGGATACGAACGTGTCAAATTGCGTGGCGAAAAAGGTTTTACTCTTCAGCCGGTTCCGGAGCAGGCCGAAATTATTAAAATGATCTATTCTTTGTACTCCGGATCATCCGGTGACCGAATCGGTGTTTCAAAGATTGTCCGAAAGCTCAACGATATGGGAATCAAATCTCCTTCCGGAAAAGACTGGGTTCCGATCAGTGTCCAGGATGTTCTTGCAAATCCTGTATACGCCGGAATGATCCGCTGGAATGGTCGAAAAACTGTCAGGGCAATTCAGGATGGTGTGGTCACGCAGTCGCGTCCACGATCTAAAGAGGATGATATACTCTTATTTCCCGGCCGGCATCCGGCAATCGTATCTAAAGAAATGTATGATTCCGTACAGCAGATCCGGAAGAAGAACCCTCCGCGTCCGATCAGTATCAAGAACACGATAAAAAATCCTCTTGCCGGAATTGTGTACTGCAGCAAATGTGGTCGTGCCATGGTTCGGCGGCCTTATCAGAAACGCGGTCAGGATGACACACTTATGTGTTCTTACACCTCCTGCCCTACTGTAAGCAGCAAATTGTCGCTTGTGGAAAGAGCTGTGTTAAATGGCATTCAGGATCTTGTTGACGAATACCGGCTGAATGATGCTGTTCCCGGTCCGGACATTAACAACGCTGTTAAATCTAAAGAGAAATTAATTGCAGAAAAAGAGCATGAACTGGAGAAATTGAATGTACAGAAGATGAAGCAGTATGATCTGCTCGAACAGGGAATCTATACGACTGAGGTTTTTCTGGAACGATCTAACTCAATCGCATCCTCCATTAATTCCTGTCAGGATTCTATAGAATGTCTAAAAGAAGAAATCAGGCATGACAAAGAGCTTATTGATCAACAGTCCTCTTTCATTCCAAGATGTGAGAACCTTCTTGAAATTTATTGGAGTTTAGACACTGCTGCGAAGAACAAAATGTTAAAAGAACTGATCGAGAGGGTTAATTATACGAAGGATGTCAAAAATGCTTTCCGGATGGGGAACGAAGCCACCTTTGTCCTGGATATTTTCCCCAGAATTCAATCAAATTAA